ATCAGGATGCAATTGGCCTAAACACTCTGTTAATCTTTGCCCTGGAAATAATACCGGTCTGGAACAATATATGGGTATTTGTACCATCAATTGATGTTGCCATTTCACCACCTTTGTCAATACCGCTAACAGAACCTTTTTTCATCGGGCGAAGCTGGATTAGCTCAATCTGATTGTTCCCGTTCTCATCTAACCCTAAAGGAAGAATAAGTCCATCATAGGATGATTTTTTTGTTCCATCAGGGAGGTACATTGATGGTCTGTCATCTGCATCAAAATAGCGATAATTCTCAAGAATGATGCGTACACCGCCAAACTCATAGAATGAATAGTCGTTGACAACCCCTTTTTCTGAACCGTCACCAACCACGTTGTTGTTTTGTGTCCTGAAACCATTGGCTGACATCAAGCGGCTGAAACCGTTGGTACATTGTTTGCCACCAACAAGCAAAACTTCTTTTTTACCATCCCTGCCTGAACGAATGTCAATGTCTGAAAGAAGATTTTCAAGGAAGGGCATAGTCCATGCCGTGTACGGATACTCATACGCACCTTCGTTAGCATGAATAAGGCCATCACCTGACATGATTTCACGTCCTTTGGAGTCCTTTAACATAACTTCACCGTCAATGGCTACCGTACCTTCTCCAAAAACGATGGCATACTCGTGATACCTGGCAGCCCTGCGGAACATTTCATCTTCAGCATGGGTCAGGTATGTTTTCTGACCTTTATGAGTAGTCCAAAGTTTGCCTTCTTGCATGGCAGCAGCAGTACCGGAATACGAATACTTTAACCGTTGCAAGGTCATGTATGCACGACCCCATCCGTCCAGTGTATATTTTTCGGTACCTGTTTCGGAAAAGTCTTGCGGGTGCATTGTATATGTAGCAGAGCATTCCATGTCGGCAGCCAGCAAAGCCGGGTCAACAAAACGCTCCCTGTCTTTTGTAACAAGCTTCACGTCATATAAAAAGCCATCTACTACTTCGGTTGGGATTTGGTCGCTGTAAACAAACAGCTTGGTCATGTTGTCTGCAAGCTCGATAACCTCATTTGGCCCCGGCCAGTTATTGTCAAGCACAAGCTGAAAAGGAGTTTGCCTGAAACCAGGCTGAGTAGGAAACGCGTCCGAAACAAAACGAACAATTCTTGATTTCCGGTGGGGTGAGTTTTTTATGGGATATTGAACAACGTTAGACTTAACAACAGTATAATTGTTCGACCTCATATTGTCAAATAGTCCACGCGACTTCATCCCTTTTGAATTAAGAATGGCCGTGATGGGGGAGTAGCTGTCTTTGTGTAGTTCAAAGACTGTTGGTATAATATCGGGGTCGGCAATTGCCATGCTCATTAACGAATAAGACGTTATGCTCTCATGTGCAATATCCGTGGGTTGCCCCTGTAAATATCTCATAGCATTATATTATTATAATATTAACCTACCTATTATATTAGTTTTCCCCTATCAACTAAAGATGCTGCTTTAATGCTGCCTCTTCCTTCTTCTAAGGTAGGATTGAGTTTTTCTTCTATGTTCTTTTTAACATTTTCCTTTAAATCACTAATGTACCCTTTGAGCCCTTTTTCCCCTTTCCATAAGAAATAAGCTGTTTTGTAGAATACTGCATCATCGTTAAGCATTTCGGCAATTTTATGTGTGCCGGTATCCTTGTTGATTTTTATCATTTCAAGGAAATCCCTGTCAAACTGCGCTTTTTCTTCCATACTGACTTCAATCCCGTAAAAATCTTTAACATGTTTATGCTGATTTACAACATTTTGTGCCATTATTGATTTTTTAGAATTAATTTCATCATATTGCTTTTCACGCAGTTGCTCAATTCGATTTGCTTCTGCAATTTGATACTGCTCTCTTTTATTCAAAATTTCTTCCCGGCGGGCCCTCGCCAGTTCTTTTTTTTGAATTTTAGACATGCGGGAAATATCCTCTTTGATTTCTTCTATGCTCAATCCGTCAGGGTTGTTTTCGGATTTACCTAAATCCTGATGGAATAATGCTATCAGAAATTCCTCATCGGATAATTTAGTGTAATCATTCTCTGGTAAACGTTGTTTAAAATATTGTTCAGGACTATAAGCCCCTTTTTTATGTAATTCAATTTGTTCTTTAATTTCCAAGGGATAGTCATCAAAACTTGGTTCTATTGCTTTTGTAAGAAAGTCAAGCAATGCCTTTTTTTCCGTTTCAGGGGTTATCCCATCTGGTTTTTTAAATGTACCCGTCCCATGCTGTTGCTCGTATTCATCCCTAATCTGTTCCCATACAGGATCGTAAATAAATGTCGGCTTGTTTTCGTGCAAGTCCCCTTTTGTTGGTGTTTTGTCCTGTTGATTTTGTAGTTTTTGTTCGGAGTCAACCGGATGGTCGTTCTCTTTTTTGGGGGCTACTTGAAAATCGTCCCCTGCCAATACTGCCCTTATTTTTGATAAATCAGGGGATGGGGTGGTTCCTTGTTCCTTGTTTTCTTCCATGTTATATTTTTTTAAATATTTAAGCAAAGCTAAACATTTTTTTTTATTGTGTAATTAATTTCGAGTAGTTTTGTATTACCCTATGTTTTCCATTGATGACAGAACAATGGAAAAAAATCCCGGTCATTGGAGATCGGGATTCTTTTTTTTATATTTTTGCACCCAAATAGGGTTTCCAACTCGGGATTTCTCCCTTGAGCTTCTGTCCGCTTATAAAAAATCCAACGTGGTTTCGTTCTTTATTCAATACTGCAAAAATCCATGCTCTGACTGCCAACTTGTCAACATGGTCATTAGGTGTACAAGCATACTTCGCAGTCCCTTGAGCTTACTAAAAGGGGTAAGTGTAAAAGATGAGAAGCCAAGAAACAAAAAGACAGACTGGTTCTTTTAAATAAAAAAGATTGATTAAAAAAGATTATTTATTTAATAATAATTTATTAATCAAATAAAAGAACCAGGTTTTTGTTTCTCGCCGTATAGGTATACCTATAGGGAAAAAGTTGGTATGCACATACTGTAATTAAAAAACTACTACAATACTACCCTTCCTCGAGTATCAACACGCCCGGAAGGAGTTCCAAGTTTCCTGCGCCCTATCTCCCTGTCCAATTGTTCAATAAGGTATATATTGTTTTCTTTTTCCACTCTATCCAATGATGTAGCTATTGTGTTAAAGGCATCGTTCCTCTTGTTTATCAATTCTTCGTTTGTGAACTGGCCAATCTCCCTGTCTAATCTTTCCCTGGCAACAGCACCAGGCAATTCTATTATACTGCCAAACAGCCCAGCCATTCCCCTTGGTTTTCTATATAACCGGTCTGCGGTTCTTCTTGAAATCTGATTGCCTTGGATTGTTGTTCTTGGCATATCTTTTGGAATATCTTTTACAGTCCCTGTTGGCGTAGTCCTGAAATTTCTTGGGATTGCGTAATTGATAGGGTTTTTATTTCTAATATAGTTTTTATACATCCTTGCTGCAACAATATAAGCAGTAAGTGTAGCCCCAGCCCCCGCTACATTTTGAATCGCTTGACCTGTACCCAATGGTTGCCCGCCCCCTTTTAGCTGTGCAAAGTGTTCCTCAGATTGGTTTAATATTTCTCTCTCTTCCGGGCTTAATGATTTTAAAAATTCTTCGTACCCTTCCTGTGTATCTAAATTATCAGGATTTATATTTGGGTTTCTGTTTACTACATTGTCTATTAACATTAGGGAATTCCCCAATGATTGTATAGGTGGTACAAGATGCTTTTGATTGCCGGTTATCCCTACCCCTGTTTTTGTCTGGTCATGGTCTTGCTGTGCCTGCGGCAATTCCACCGGATGCCGTTCAGTAGGCCTATGTTGAGCAAGTTCGGTTGTATATCTTCCACTCCGGTTTCTTTCGTTCTGACCAACACGCCAGGAAAATTCAGCCAGGCCTTGCTGTCTTGCAGTGCGAAAAGCATCACTAAAAGACAAGTGGTCAAACGCCCCTGCCTGATTTGGCATTTGACCCGCCGTATGAATGTTTGTATCGATGTTCTGCTGTTGGTTGGGCAATTCACCTGTCTGAACATTATCTCCTAATGTAGCATCTATAACACGTGTTAAATCGAGTGGCTCCCTGTCAATAAAACCTTGTTCCGTGAAATTAGCTAATGACATTTTATCTTGACGTGGCAGGGTTATATTAAGTTTTTCCGAAGTGCTCCTTCGTGCAATAAGAACCCCATCCTTATTGTATATTGACCCATCAATATCAAAAAGGCCATTATCCAAAGGAATTACACTTTTTCGTGGCCTTGGCTTATATGTGCTCATATCAGTACAATTTTAATTATTTAGAATTAATTGCTTGCTGTGCTGGCCGGGGATATACCCGTGCTGGCAATGCTTCTATCCTTTGGATTTCATAATGTGGTATGTGTGGTTTTTGAACCATAAGCCCTTCTAATTTTCGTGTAAGTTCAGGAACGTTTCCCACGTATCTGTATATTCTTGGGATTTTGTTTTCTAATATCCTCTGATCAACAGGATATCCGCTTTTAATATATACAGGATTACCAGTTGAATAAACATTATCTTCCGGGCCATCTACCTTGATTATCGTATGGCCCCTGAACCCGTCATTCCACATTATCCTATCGCCTGGCATTGTATTTTCTCTTTTATAAGGCAAAGAATCATATCCTATCTTTTCCGCATAATTTCGCCAACTGCTTGTTCCGGGTATAATCGGTATCCGGTCATTCTTTCTTCTCGGTACCCCGAACACGGTTACATCGTCTGGTAGTGTTGCCCCTGACATTCGGTCTATCACGCAAGCAACTGATGTACATGCTGGATGATTTAAGTGCGCAAAGTTTTTTCTAAATTCCCTGTCTTTTAGCGCACGTAATGCCGTATCGCTTATTTTTTGCCTTACATTGCCTACTCTTGTTTTTTCGTTTGTTAGCTGCTCCTGCTTTTTTTCTATTTCTGTTAAATGAGATACATATTGTCTTTTGGCTGCCGTGTATTCATCCAATTTTTTAAGATTGTTGGCCGCAGCATTTTCTCCTTCAGGCAAAACATATCCGCCATATCGGAATACGCGCTTGGATGTGTTTGCCAAAATTTGACCAGGAGCTTTTCCAGCATTGTTTTTTACGCCAAAAATAACATCACCTGACTTATATTTTCGTGCCATAGTAATTAATTTTTAATACTGTTCTTGTCTCTCATCTTTTTTGTTTCTATTTCTCTTTTTACATCAATCTCCTTGTCTTTTAATACTTCGTCCTGCACACCAAGGCTTGCATTGATCCTTAATTGCAATTCCTGCATTTTTAATTGAAGCAAATTAATTTTTTCCTGCATCTGGTTGTTCCTTGCCTGCTCCCCAAGATAGTTCATTTCAACATCCCTGTTGGAGACTATTTTCAAATAGTCAATTTCCCTACGGGCATCAATTTCTTTTTCTTTGAGCATTGCCTGTGTCATATTGTAATTGGCTTCCTGCTTTAACGATTCCTGCTCAAGCTGAAGTTTAAACCTTTCGAGCTCCCTTTTGTCTTTTTCTACCATCATTTTAAATTCATTCTCCATCTGCACCTTTGCCTGTTCAGCTTCTGCCAATGCTTTTTGCTGACTGCTTACTGACGCCTGCTGTAATTTCTCTGCTTTTTCAGTCCATTTAACTATGGATTTTTGTAACTGCACGACCGAATCATGGTTGTAAAGCTGCACGAGGTGCTTAAACGGTAAAAGGCCTTTTTCATTTTGTCGCATTGCAAGCATCTTGATCTCCTGCATGGTCTTTTCTTCATTCGTATTGTTCAGTATATGAATGTCATAATCTGCCTTATTCAATAAATCAGCAGGTATTTTTACAATATCTGTTGTCAGGTCAGGGTTTGTAAATTGAATTATACCGCCCTTATCCCATAAAAATTTACACTGAAGGTTTATTGCCCTACGCAATGCCCTCGCTTCAACCTGGTCTGACTCATAATATAATATTTCCGTGATAAGTGCAGATTGGTCTACCGCTATTTCCGATGTACCTACCTGGTCAGTTGCAACCATTTGCCCCATGCGTTGACGTGTAACCCCCATCGTCCGGTTACATGTTTCTTCAAGGGAAAACAAAATTGATTCTAAGTATTGTATTGCAGGAGAAATAGTGTCATCATAATCCTTCCATTGATTGTATGGCGATTGTACCTTCTTACCAGTTTTGTCTACTGTTTCAATATATAATGTACCTGTCTTTTTATGGTAACGGTGTTCCTGTATGGACATCGTTTTGGGTTTTTGCGACAAGTCAACAATTTGCCCTTTAACCCCTGATGCAGCTATATATAGTTCCCTGTGATAATAAACAATATCGTATAGGTCTTGTATATCTTTAGTGCTCCATATAAGCGAATAAGGTTCTTCACTATATGATGAATATGACCTTCCTATTATGGGTAGTTGCGTCCATGAATAATTGTCCACCATGCGCAAGGGTTTCTCGATACGCCGACCTTCAACAATATATTGGTTATCGATCACCACTGCCGTAAAAAGGTCATAGATGTACCTGTGGGTTACGCTTTCCCCTTTTTTCTTGTCGGCTGTGGCATCATACAAGGCTTCGTCATTAATAAAATGGCTGAATTCCTTCCCCTCCTGGTGTTTGTTCGGGGAGCGTTTTATATATAATTTCCTTGCTGATTTCCACCATATTCTTTTCCTGTTTATGCCATTCCCATGTGCCTTTGCCCCAGTGTAAACATTTGCATTTTGTATGCCAATATCTTCCCCCCCGCTGTAATCATTGTAGTATTCAAGTTTTTTCATCACCTCACTGGTGAGCTCGTTGGAACTACCATATTGGTCAATTAACTGGCTGTAACTAATCCAATCCTCGGTACATACCCAAGGTCCTTCTTCAATCCACTTTACACCGGGTATTGATGGATAATAAACAGAGAAGCTGTCAATTGCCTCATAAATAATGTTTTTTGACCCTGGCTTGTAGTCAACATAATAACAACCCTTGCCAGTTACTATTTTGTCGGTAAAAAAACTTAGCCTTTGCAAACTTGTATCATGCACTTCTCTTATCTTTTTTACCCCCTTTTGTGATAAAATTTCTTTAATATCCTTATAGCTGTACTTCAGCATATCCTGTATATTGTCTATTTCATCCTGGCTAAGGGTAATCTTTTTCTCAAATTCTTCCTTGACAAACCTGATTGATGTTTCTATTTCGGGCAATTGTTTTTGTAGCATTGCAATGTTCATTGCTTCTTCTTCGTTTCGTGGCTCATGCTGGAGTAACTGCATTATTTCCTGCTCCTGCCTTATAAGTTTTTTATAGGCAATCTCGAAAATCATGTGCTGTTCCCTTACATGGGACTCAATTTCTTTTAAAATAAAGGTAAATTGGTCTTTGAATTTTTGTTTAACCGATTCTTCGTCAATTACTACCGTTGAAAACACGAATGGCCTACGGGACATTTGCGATTTAAGAAGGTTTACCGGGGGCCTCTGGATACTTATCCTCCTCATGACCGAAGGCAGTTTCATCTCTCCAACATGTGTAAGGTATTTGAATTTTTCACGGTCAATCTTGCCGTTATAATAATCCCATGCTATTTCATCATTGCGCTTGGATTTACCAGAACCCCGCGCGATTGACGCGATAGCAAGTGCCGTCTTTTTAATAAATTCCGGCCCTTTTTTGCTCAGGGGTATTAATTGCTCAGGGATATTCATTTTTTATTATTTATGAAATGAATGTATGATGTTGCCATGACTATCTTCAAAAAAGTATGGTAATTCTTCGTCTTTAGTATCGCTGACGTAAATAGCAGCATAATCCTGTTCGTCCTGATGGTGGACAACGCTCAGTGCCGTTGCTATTGTTTCATCACAATTGTATTTGCGACCGGTAGGGTCATACCTGAATTTGGCCAGCCTTCTCAATTGGTCTACATCATCCATCTTCAAAATCATTTGCGGTGTAAGCTTATCACGCAAAATATTAAGCCAGTCCTTTTTCGTTGATGGGTCAATACCCCACCTGTTATTGGCTTTTGAATTATTTATAAAAGAAGCAAGTATGGAATCCGGCCTTTCCTTTAAAAGCCAGGTTAACCCATTGCGGTTATACCAATCTATAATCCTCCATTTTGAAAACTCTATAAGGTTCCTTGCATTATAATAGGCATGGAGCAATGCAGTGTTTTCATAGAACCGTTCTGCGCCGCCTTCTTCCGTTGTTGGCCGTTGTAGTATTTTAGCGACCCACTTGTAGGATGATTTGTCTGCATTAAGAAAACCCTTCCATATCCTTGATGCCCCCAATGAATCTGAATGAAATGATTCGTCCTGGTCATAAGAGTCAGTCCCGCCAAAATACAAGTTATAAGGGACCTCTCCTTTGTCATTTGTTTCAGGATGTTCAAAAATATAAAACTCACCTTCTTCGGACGGGGTAAAGTCCACTCCCTTTGTTTTGTCCCTGGTATTCTTCCACCTTAAAAATCCACGCTTTTCCTTGTATTCTTCCTTATGGTTGTTTATAAAGGCAACCCGTTCATTCATCAACTGTGTTATATCATCGCCGAAAAAGCCACCACTGGTAGTATAAAATACTTCACTGGCATAAATTGGGTATTGTGTCGTGTGCAGGTATCTTTCATTCGCGCTGAGCAATTTGCGGTCTTCTAAAATTTTCTTCCGGCTGATAGCTCTTAGGCTATTGCCATCCTTGTCTATTTTATAAAAAAGGTCTTTGGCAATAAAATTTCCCACGAGGTTTTTGTTGGGATGCTCTTCAAACTTATTGACAAATGCAAGTATCTTGTGCTTCACCGGGTCGTAATGCCTTGCCTCCAAATCATATACGCCATCCTCCATCTTCCCTCCTGTACCAATGTAATGTATATAGCCGGTCTTCTTACCACCCTCTGTTTCAATTGATGGCCGTATGTACCCGGCAGTGTCAAGGCTCCAGTTCCTTTTGCCTTTTCCTATTTCCTCCATCCATACCCAATAAGGGGAGAAACGTGAAACAGCCTGGGGGTTGTCTTTTGCCGTGATACAATATATCTGGCTCTCTGTATTCTTTGCTTTAATGTATGTTGAACTGTCCCCACCACGTGCCCTTTCCTTGTAAAACTGGGTGTTTACAAGATATTTCAACCCCCTGTCGCAGTCCCTCATCGTCTTTAACGCATCTTCCTCCACTCCCGCCACGATAACGTTCAGCGAACCGTCAACGAAAGTAAAGTTATACCCTATCACGACCCCTGCACCTTTTTCCGAGAACCCGAGCTGCCTCCCCTTCAACTCCTGCCCGTCAAGTTTTAATTTTTGCATCATCAACACGCGCAAGGTGAAAAGATAATCTATGTCAAGAAACCTGGGGTTTACTATGCTTTTTATATCCGAGTTTTCATCAAGCCCGTATATAATCCAAAAATTGAGGTAAAAATATAACCTTCCCGGTATCCACAACCTCCTGCCTTTAATCAGTAAATCATAATCAACCAGGTAGCAATCATCACCGTCCCATATAGCGTCCACGCCATCGATAATATAGTCCCCGCCGGGTTCGATGGCATTGTCTACCCAATAACCATTTAAACACCTGTCCCTTTGCACGTGCCACCAGTTTTCATCAACAACCGATGCTTCAATTGTTTGCTTGTCAAGTGCCGATGGGTCAACATGAAAATAATCTTCAGCCCATGGCAAATCCATACGGTTTGCAACAGGGCTGAATCTTTTCGTGCCAACGAATCTCATATCAAATATTTTTTTTGTCGAATAACCTTGCCTGGTTGCTTTTCTTTGCTTCCGTACTTTCCCTTATAATCTTATTTTTCAGCTTCTCCCCGTAATCAACCAAAGTATCAGCAAGCTTGATCGCCTTAAACTTTTCCTCGCTGTTGTCAATTTCTATCTCCACCGGCAAATAAACTTCTTCATGGTCAGGGTTTACCCATTTAACTTTTGTCCTCACCTCCCTGATATACGGGATTGAAGAAACCCTTTTTAGCAGGGATTCCATATCTTTTTCAAGCTGGTAGTACAGCCTTTGCGTTTTTGTCATTTGTCTGTCCAGGTACTCCCTTATAAGGTCTGCAACCCTCGGGTTCTTTTCAAGCTCAATAAAATCCCTGCTGGGAAGATACCTGTCTATTACCATCTTTTTACGATAATCTTCAAACATATCCTTGTAAATACCCGACTGGTTGTAAACATAAAAAATGTACAACAGCACTTCCCTGTAAAACTTTTTACCATCCGTCTTGTCCGAATTATACAAAGCTTTGACCTGGGGTATCATCTGCCCCTCCTCTGTCGGGTAAACCATACCATCCTTTAAATACAGGAATGACATCACGATTTAATTTTATTCCTTTGCTCTATCCATTTAACAACCGAGACGTACCCTTTCTCGGCAACAACCCATGGAACAATCTTGGACGTATGGAATTTCTCCTTTTTATAAACACCAGCATCCCACCACCCACACTCTATCCCAATAGTGTACTTTTTTTCATCTTTGACTACACGTATCACCCGCCTCACCTCCATCTTTAGTTCGATGTTTTCCTTATGGGCAACTTCATCGCCCTCGTTGAAATAAACCTTTTTATCTTCCATCTTGCAAAATTTTTACAAATATAAATTTTTTATTTCTCTTTTTTTATTATAATGGGGGGTAAAAAGAGAAAGCCGGAGAACTCGGGACTCCGGCTTTTTTAACGTCGGAATAGGGACCGACAAAACATAAAGGGGGTCAAATATAATTATTTTTCTTCATACGCCAACATAATATTTGAAATTCTTGTCTGAAAATATTTCTCACCGTTGATATGCATCATGTACCCCGATGATGGGCTTTCAAAAAAAACCTTCGTGCCAGGCACTATCGCTGGGTGCTCCTGCTGTATCTTGACCCCAACATGAACAACTTCGCCCCTGGCAGGGTAACGGTCGTAAAACTCCTCCGGCTTGAACAACTCCCCGTTAGCCGGGTTTATAAGCCCTGATTCCTTCACGGGCTTGACTTCTATCACCCTGCAAATTATCCTGTCCGACATCAGGCACGTGATGTCTATATTCTCCTTTTTGCTTTGCCCATCAATGCGTAACACGTTCTTAGGTTTGTTTGACATAACTATTTCTGTTTTAATTTATAATGAAACTAATAACTTTCTG